CCAAGCCTATTCGGCGCAATCTAAACCCGGTCTAAGCAGAAAAGTTTCAGCATCTATTTTGAGCGTGAGAAAATTATGTTTCTCGCGTGTACACATCTAGGTGCTCTATGGCTATGACAGACAATCAAAAACCCTATCGTCGCGGTCCCGGTGGCCATAAAGAGGCTGCCGCTGATATCGTCATCATGCTCGGCATGGGCGACAAAAAGAAAAAATCTAAAACAAAATCCAAAAAGAAATAAATGGGGCTTTTAGATTTTGTAAATAGGCGAGCCGATGAAGAGCTGTTGCGTCAACGGGCAGCTATGGAGCAAGGTCAAGCCGCAGCCAATAATTATGCGCCTACTTCTGCACAGGCCGCATACTTTGGCTCATCTATGTTGCCTGCTGCGGCGACGCTAGACGCATCTGGTCAAATGGCGCCAATGCCCCCGAGCAATATTACGCTCGATCAATTGCCTGGCTATATGCAAAACACTCCGCCGATGCCGAGCTTTAATCAAAACCTGGCTGATAATAAGTACTTGGATGCCGGGATACAAGGCTTTGGCATTTTGGGCGATGCGCTGACTGCGGCCGGGCCGTTAGCGGCAGCAGGTATTCCTATCAAGGCGCTTGCAAGAACAGCTCAAGCCGCACGAAGCGCATCAAGATTGGTTCCCGACGACGTGCCTAGATTGAGGTTCGAGGGGGACAGCGCTCCCGCACCGCTCGCAGAAGGCACCCAGCGTACTTTCAACACCACAGGAAAGTACAGGGGCGGCCCAGCCGGGGTCACATCGAAACAAAGTCTTGCCTCTATGCAAAAGCGGCTCCTAGACTATGCGGAAAAGGGTGCTGATTACAGGCGTTGGTATGAGGACACTAACGATTTTATAGGACAGCAGACAGCGCAACGACCCGGCAGACAGGATCAGTATGCCGCATCGGCAGCTATTACTAGCCAGGGAACGAGCGTCCCCGCCAACGCCACGATGGCCATGAAGGGCCACAACCAGGCAATCGTTGGCGACTCCATAAATACAGGTCGGTTCCCTGCGAGTATGGGGCCGTCGATAGACAGAATTTATGAGGGGGTTTCTCCGCCACTAGGCCCAAAAAGAGAACCCTTCTACGAGGCATTAAATCAGCAGGCTGGGCGCGCTCGTCAGACAAACGATATTCGTCAAGCTAGGGCGTTTGGTTATGCAAACGCAGACGGCTCCAATTTTTCTGGCGGCTTGTCTAGTGCTCAGCATCGATTCATGGATGAAGAAACGGCCAAATTAGTCGATTGGGCGAACAAAAATAAAGCTGGTGGAGTAGATGATTGGAATGCTGATCGTATGCAAGCCGCCATATGGATCGCTCAAAAGGCTGAAGAGGAAGGGTCCACAATTGCTGAAGCAGGCAGGATGTTTCAGGACTTCACTCCGCAAGCTGTGGTTCGTACAGAGGCCGCGCCATCAGCGAGCTTAGGGCATTTAAAGGGGTTACTGGATCCTGCTAATAGGCAAGTGCTTGAAGAGTTCAGCGCCCTGCAAGATGAAGCCATGCAGACTTCAGGGGGTTTAGATTTTATGACAGCTCAGTCTGGAGCAATGACCGCCCCGTCGTACAGCGCTCCAGGTGTCTATGAGGGTGCTAGTAATCCTGGTGTCGGTATTCCTATATCGGTCGGAAAAGCTTCTGCCGATGTTGTCGATCCGGTTACGGGTAAGGGCATAGAGGCCAGCATTATGGACCCTGCAAGCAGAAAGGTGGTGGAAGCCTCCGCTGCCATGCAGGGGCTGTTAAGGGCTCAGGATACTGTCGGATATACATCAATTACAAAAGCACCAAGCGCGGCAACTAGAAACGCATTGCAGGTAAATCTTGGCCAAACCATCACGCCAGAGCAAATTGTAAAATTAGAACAAGCCATTAACGATGAGTTTGGTAGCGGTTTATTGATACCGCTCCACACTAGCAATGGGGTATCGATTATTACCCCAGGTCCAGATGAGCTAATCAGCTTGGTTGGTGATACGGCGCCGAAGAAAACCCCTCAATGGCAAAAAAGGCTGTCAACAATCGTCGCAGACACTTTAAGCCCGAAGACCACCGAATGGGGGTTAAACAGCGGCGATCTAGTTGGAGACACAACGAATTGGACTTACACGCCCAGCCGATACCTTGGGCCGCTAGAAGAGGTTGGAGCGGAAATGCGCGGCCTGCTAGATGCTGGCGCAAAAAGGATCTCACCTCGATTGGAGCAGCTTGATGCTGGATTGGTTGAGGAATTTCCTGCTGCCGGAGAGAGGAGTGTAATTATTACTCGTGTTCGTACTGCTTTGGCGCGAGAGGGAATTGCAGGGGTGCGGAAACTTGTGGATGCGGGCTTAGTCCCTGCTTTTGCCTTAGGCGTTCTTCTTGGCGCTCAAGCTCTTCCTCAAGCCACTGAAGGTCAGCCGGCTCGTTCTGGAGGGTTGCTCTGATGCGCGCGAACTTTTTAGGAATATCAGCAATGCGCCGTCTACCTAAATCGGTATTCGGATCGAAATATTCGGCTGGCGTTATTATGCTCATACAGGAATTATAACATGAGTGACAATTCATATGATACCGACAGCGATGCCGATTACGACGAAGAAGACGGCTTGCCCGATGTAGGGATGGGCGAAGAGGAGCTTGACTCAGTCGTCCGCCAGGCTATCGAAGACGCTGTTGACTTTATCGACAACACGATAAGCCCTGGGCGAGCTACCGCCGCAGAGTATTACAATGGCGAGCCTTTCGGTAATGAGCAGGAAGGGCGATCGACTGCGATGACAATGGACGTACGGGATACCGTACAGGCGATGCTGCCAAGCTTGATGCGCATCTTCTGCGGCAGCGACCATGTCGTTGAGTACGCGCCAACTGGCCCTGAAGACCTCGATGTTGCGAAGCAGGCAACCGATTACGTTAATTACATATTGAATCAGGACCAAGACGAGTCCTATATCTCCATCATGTATCAAACCTTCAAAGACGCCCTGGTAAAGGGCTCTGGGTTTCTGAAATACTATTGGGACGAAAGCGAAGATGTTACATCCTACGACCTCGATGGCCTGGACGACGAAGCATTAGCGACACTGAACTCCGACTCATCGATCGAAGTTGTAAAAATCAAAAGCATGGCGAGCACCGACACGTTCGATTCGCAAGAGCAAGCCGCACTCAATTTGCACAGCGTGACGGTTGTACATCGTCGTTCTGTGGGCAAGGTTAGAGTAGCGGCGGTGCCTCCAGAAGAGATCTTAGTCAGTCGCCACGCTCGCTCCTTTACTGACTCGGATCTCATCGCGCACCGTCGCTACGCTACCGTTTCTGAACTCGTCGCTATGGGCTATGAGTTTGACACGGTTATCGATTATGTGACTGACGACGACGATTTCGAGCTGTCAAACGAGGAGGCGCGCGAGCGTTTACTCAGCAGCCAAGACAGTCGTGATTACTCGACCGATCCATCTCTTCGCCGCGTTCTTTATGTGGAAGCGTATATGCGCTTAGATGTCGATGGTGACGGCGTTGCAGAGCTCAGAAAGATCTGTTGCATGGGACCTAATTACGAGGCCATGAGAAATGATCCGTTCGACGACATTCCTTTTTGTCACTTCTGCCCGGACCCAGAGCCCCATGCATTTTTTGGAACATCGATCGCGGATGTTACGATGGACATACAGCGCATCAAGAGCTCTGTGCTGCGAGCAAGCCTTGATTCGTTAGCTATGTCCACCCATCCCCGGGTTGGCATTGTAGAGGGCCAGGCGAGCTTAGAAGACGTGATGAACGTCGAAGCCGGCGGCATTATTCGTATGCGATCGCCAGGCGCTGTGATCCCTTTCAACTTGCCTTATGTCGGCAAGGAAGCCTTCCCCATGATGCAGTATCTCGACGAGATGCGCGAGAATCGAACGGGGGTAAGCAAGGCTGCAGATGGCTTGGCGCCCGAGGCCTTGCAGTCAAGCACGCTGATGGCGGTGAATCAAACAATCGCGGCTGCCCAGCAGCGCACTGAGCTTATCGCTCGGCTGTTTGCTGAGTCTGGCATGACGAGATTATTCAAAGGGATTCTTCGCCTAATCATTCAGCACCAAGATCGTCCGCGCATGATTCGTCTGCGGAATGACTTTGTGCAGATGTCGCCAGACGTTTGGAATGCTGATATGGACGTGGTGAGCAATGTTGCCCTGGGCCGAGGCGGCGATCAGGAGCGAATGGGTATGCTCCAGCAAATATCGCAAAAGCAAGAAATGATTATGCAGCAAATGGGGCCAGATAATCCATTGGTCAATGCGCAGAACTATTATTCGACGATGACCGCGATGCTTGAGCTTGCAGGCTTTAAAGACATCAATCGATTCTTTTCTGATCCTGCGCAGTACCAGGCACCACCTCCACAAGAGCCACCACCTGATCCGAATCAGGCCTTGATCGAAGTGCAGATGCAATCGATTCAGGCTGACATCCAGAAGAAGCAGGCAGAGCTTGAGCTCGATCGCGAGAAGATGATTCGCGAGGACGATCGACGGCGTGATCGTGATGAGGCGGACGTGCTGCTAAAAGCAGCAGAGCTTACCGCACGTTACGGCGCCCAGGTCGATGTCGCTCAAATCAGGTCAAACACGGAGCGAGACAGAGAATTAATGAGGCAAATGGCGAGCGTGAATAATGGGCAAAACAGACCACCAATATCTTGAAAATCTTCAGCGAATGTTCGACGAGCCGGACTTCGCGGAGATGGTTGGCAGGGTAAAGCTAGAACTTTTTGATCAGTGGCAGCGTGAGCGGAAACTCGATAATCGAGAGAAGATTCACGCAAAAATGGAAGCAATCGACCACCTGGTAGGTGCCATGAGATCGGCCGCAGACTCGATTGCTTTCGATAAAAAAAGGAGCAGGTAATTTATGAGTGATAGAATAGAAGGTGAAGACGGCGCTACATATGGCCTGTCTGATGCGCAAAGTGCAATAGCAGATTTTCTCGCACCCCAAGAGGACAATGCGGGGCGTTTGCAAGAGCAAGTTGACGAGTCCGATGAGGGCGAGGCTGACTTTGACGAGGATGAGTATGCGGAAGACGCGCTCGAATCAGACGAAGAAGAAGCCGAACTGGATGACGATGAATACGAGTCGGAAGAAGAAGACTCCGGCCCCGCTGAGACTTTCACTGTAAAGGTAAATGGTGAAGAAGTATCGGTCGGGTTAGATGAGCTTTTGGGCGGCTACTCACGTCAGGCAGATTACACGCGTAAATCGCAAGCATTATCGGAGGAGCGAAAAAGCTTCGAGCAAGACCGTGATGCGATAAATTTAGAGCGGCAGCAATATTCGCAATTATTGGGAGCGCTGCAGAATCAGTTAAGTGGAATGGATGAGCAGGCACCGGACTTCGATCGGATGTATGACGAAGATCCAATAGAGGCGGCTCGTTTAGAACGACAATGGACTAAGCAGCAAAAAAGCAAGCATGAAAAACTGCAGGCTATACATCTGGAGCAACAGCGGGTATCGCAAGCTAACCAGCAGTATCAGACCGAGCAGATTCAGCAAGTCTTAGCGCAAGAGGTGGCGATGCTACCTGACGTGATACCAGAGTGGCGGAACGAAGAGTTAGCCGCTCGGGAGCGCGAAGAGCTGCGAGCGTATCTGATCGAATCGGGCGTGGCGGAAGAAGAGCTGCAAGCGTTGGTCAGAGCTAACCATATTAAAGTTTTGCGCAAAGCCATGCTCTACGATAAAGGGCAGAGCAGGATCAGGAAGGCCGCTAAAGAGGGTCGTTCCAGCAAGACGGTTAGGCCAGGCAGTCGTAATGGGCAAGTTGCGCCCAGTTCACGAAAACAGAAAAACGCTCGTCAACGTCTTGCAAACAGCGGCCGAGTCGCAGATGCGGCAGGCCTTATTGAATCCATGTTATAAGGGCAATCAGACATGACTATCGTTACAAATACTTTTACTCGCTACGCCGCCAAAGGCATTCGCGAAGACTTGGCAAATGTTATTTTCAACATTTCCCCCCAAACCACTCCTTTTGTCAGCAACATGACCAAGCGTCGTTCTGTTAAGAATACGTTTTTTGAATGGCAAACAGACTCCCTCGCCGCCGCAGCAGCTAATGCTCAGATCGATGGCGATGACCTGTCTGGCTTTACCGCTGTTACGCCAACGGCTCGTCTCGGTAACTATACACAGATCTCTCGTAAAGACTTTGTCATCGCTGACAACCTTAGCGGCGCTCTGGATTTAGCTGGTCGTCGAAGCGAGATCGCTTATCAACTGGCTCGAAAGGGCGATGAGCTCAAGCGCGATATGGAGTTCAATCTTTGTGGCGTGAACCAGGCTGGTGTTGCTGGTAGCACATCCACTGCTCGCAAGACAGCTTCCTTGTCTGCATTCCTGCGCACCAATACGTCTCGCGGCGTTACTGGTACTGACCCCACCGTAAGCAATGGCGTCGTTAATACGGCAGCCGGCGACGGTACGCAAAGACCAATGACCGAGGCCTTGTTGAAGGGTGTTCTGCAGAGCGTTTGGGCAGAAGGCGGTGAGCCTAAGATGTGCATGGTTGGACCTCACGTTAAGACTGTGATCTCTGGCTTTGCTGGTATCGCGGCTCAGCGCTATATGGCGCCGTCAGATTCACCTACCACTATCATTGGTGCGGCTGACGTCTATTTATCCGACTTTGGCGCAGTACAGATTACGCCTAACAGGTTCTCCCGGGGGCGTGATGCTTACATCATCGATCCAGATCTGTGCGAGTTGGCTACGCTTCGTCCGATCCAGAGCGAAGAGCTTGCGAAGACGGGAGACGCGACTAAGTACATGCTTCTGGCCGAGTACGGCTTGCAAGTTAACCAAGAAGCTGGCCTGGGCGTTATCGCTGACTTGGCCGATAGTTAATAGGTGAAAAATGGAAGATCGACGCACACTGAACTTCGATAGCGACGCGCTTATTCGCACTGACTTCGGTTATGAGACAGGGGATACGCTGAACGATGACACAATTATCATCAGCGAAACCCAGGACATAACTGCGATCATCGAGGCGAATAAGCGCAGCGCCAATGCAATTGATCGTCATCAAAAGCATGGCGAGTGGAGTAAGGTGGCGTCGATTCCATTAAGCATTTATTACGATTTAAAACGGCAGGGCATCGTTGATGACCCTGTCCGTTTAAAGCGCTGGTTAAATGACAGCGACAATAAATACTTCCGAACTCGAGGTGGTGTCGTTTAAGTGGCAATAGCTAATTATTCAGACTTGCAAAGTAGCATTGCTGGGTGGCTCAATCGAGACGACCTAACAGGCGCTATTCAGGATTTTATATTTCTTGCTGAAGCAGATTTTCAGCGAACCATTCGCCATCGATTTATGGTGAAGCGATCTGACGCGACGCTCGATAGTGAGTACAGCGCCACGCCTAGTGATTGGGTCCAGAGCGTTCAGCTCATGCTCAAAACGAACCCAGCACAATCGCTTGAGTATGTGACTAACGAGGCGATGAATGATTTGAAGGGCGCAGGAAGCGCCGCCGGCAGGCCATTATTTTACACGCATGTCGGCACCGAGATTCAAACGTACCCGGCACCAGACGGTGATGGCTATACGGGCGAGCTCGTTTACTACGCAAAGATTCCGAACCTGTCAGACAGCGAGCCCACCAATTGGCTTTTAACGTTGGCGCCGGATATTTATCTATATGGCGCGTTAATTCAATCGGCGCCGTATCTGCGTGATGATGAAAGGCTTGGCGTCTGGGCAAGCATGTACCAAAGAAAGATCGAAGACATGGTTGTTAGTGATCAACGAACTCGCGGCCAGACCAGTGTAAGAATGAGAACGAGGGCTTTACAGTAATGGCATTCACCGATTATTTAGAAACAAAGCTTCTAGCTCACACCTTCTCGGCCACGGCCTACACGTCCCCCACGACTGTGTATGTCGCGCTGTATACGGTTGCGCCCACTGACTCGACTACAGGTACTGAGGTCACTGGCGGCGATTACGTTAGACAGGCAGCAGCATTTACGACCACCGGGAACGAGGCGACTAATAGCGCTGCTATTGAGTACCCGACCGCAACAGCCGATTACGGTACTGTGGTTGCGGTTGCGGTGCTTGACGCATCGAGTGGTGGCAACATGCTGGCATTTGCAAGCCTGGCAGTGAGCAAGACCATATCGACCGGGGATGTTTTGCGCATACCGGCTGGTGACTTGGATATAACGCTCGACTGATGAGCGAGCCAACAGGATTTGGATATGGGAGCTGGGGTGCCGGCAGATGGGGCGAATGGTCTTATGACGACGTCGCTGCAACCATTACCGCGTCTTCGGGTTCCGGCTCGGCTGGTATTCGTGTCCAGCAGGTCTCAGCTACCGCGAGCCAGATCTCTGTCGTTAGCGTCTCAGGACAAAGAATCAGAACCGCCGCAGCGACTGTTGCGGCCTCCTCATCTGCAAGCGCTTCTGTTGGCCGGATTAGGCCGGTTTTGGCAACGGTTGCGGCTGTTAGCAGCAGCACTGCGGCAGCGATTCGTATCGCAGAAACATCAGCCTCAATGTCGGCCAGCTCGTCAAGCTCTGCAAATTCCGACACGATTTCGGTCGCTGCTGCACACATTCAGGCAGCGTCCGTCTTTACCGCTAGAGCAGGGCAGGTTTGGTATGGCGCGGCAGCTATTGTGGCTGATAGTAACTTTAACGCTTCTGCTGACCTTAAGTGGGTTAGGCAAGGCACTGCAAGCAGCGATTGGTCAGATCAGTCGAATGCGAATACTACTTGGACAACACAAATCATCGCTGCCACTAATTGGCAAAAAGCTGCGTGAGGATTAATTGAATGGCATCTACATATGAAAACTCGCTTCGTCTGGAGCTAATTGCAACTGGCGAAGCAGCATCAACCTGGGGCGATAAAACTAACGACAACCTTACCGCTATTGCCGCAGCATTCGGCTACGCGACGCAAGATGGTTTTGCGGCCGATGCCAATGCAACCACGACGGTTGCTGATGGTGCGGCGGACCCGGCGCGTGCGCTTTATTTTAAGATCACATCGTCTGCGACATTGACTGCAACTCGCACGCTCACCATCGCGCCCAACACTATCAGTCGAGTGATGTGGATCGAGAACGCCACGACCGGATCTCAATCGATTGCGATCAGCCAGGGCAGCGGCGCGAATGTTACGATACCTGCCGGCAAGACTGCGGTCGTCTACCTGGATGGTGCCGGCGCTGGCGCCTCAGTTGTTGACGCGATGGCTTCGCTTAATATCGACGGGAGCATTTCAGCAGGAGCGGCGACGTTTAGTGGTGCGGTTACGGCTGATGCAGTGGCGGTCAACACGACTTTAAAAACGTGGGACGCCAGTACAGATGCTATTCAATTGCAATCAGGAAGTTTGTGGAACTACAGCACGTCGCAGTTAAATTTAGGACAAAATGAGTATTACAACGGTGCTTATAAGTATCTGACAACGGGAGCGGCATCTACTTATAATCAAGCAAGCGGGGGTCACTTTTTCAAAACCGCAGTAAGTGGTATTGCAGACGGAGCGATTACATGGGTTGATGTTCTGGGCCTATCCGCCACAGGAGCGGCGACGTTTAGTGGCAATGTGGGTATTAACACTAGCTCGCCCACAAGAAAGCTGGATGTAAACGGCAGTGCTATTACCCGTGGTTTCTTGACTCTATATGGAGCCGGTGTCAACAACGCTCTGTTCCTAAATAACACTGCGTATGAATACGGTGTCTACACTGACGCAAGTAATAACTTTAATATTACTGACTGGAATTTGGCGCAAACACGACTCGTTATTGATACCAGCGGAAATGTGGGTATTGGCACTAGCTCTCCTTCAACAGCTTTAGACGTATCTGGTGCTGTTACTGTGACACGTTCTGACGTACCAGATGATCGCTCAACCATATCAAACGAAGGTGGATTGTTCGTTATCTCTGCGGCAACTGGAGGCGGAGGAGGCACATATCCTATGCTGTTTAAGACAGCAGCGGTCGAACGCCTCCGAATCGACGCCAGCGGCAATTTGGGTTTGGGTGTGACACCCACTGCCAATAACATTAGCAAGTCTATTAGTCTTGTTAATGGTGGCAGTATTTTTGGATATGGTAGCGGCACTTATATTACAGGAAACAGTAACTATAATGGAGCATGGAATACTGTAGCAACTGGGGCAGACTCTAGGATGCTACTAGATGGAAATGTTGTTTTTAGTAGGTCAGCTTCGGCTTCAGCAGGTTCAGCAGGAGCAGTTACCGAATCCATGCGAATCGACATCAGCGGCAATTTGTTGGTGGGTAAAACGACAGACGCCTTCGGCACAGCAGGTATAGCCCTGCGCGGAACTGTTGCTGATTTCACAAGAGATGGTGGAACTCCTATCAATGTTAACCGTCTTACTAGTGACGGGAGCTTGATTGATTTTCATAAGGCAGGCACAACCGTAGGTAGTATTGGTGTATCTAGCTCCATTCCCTATTTTGCCTCAAGTGGAAACGGTGTCAAAGTTATTCCGGCAACGGCTGGTGTAGACGCTTTTGCCCCTTGCTCAACTGCTGGTGCAAACCGTGATAATGTTATGGATTGTGGATTTGCAAGTAGTCGTTGGGACGACATATACGCCACCAACGGCACAATCCAAACTTCTGACAGAAACGAGAAGCAAGACATTGAAGAGCTAAGTGCTGCTGAAACTGCTGTAGCTGTAGCTTGCAAAGGTCTACTCCGCAAGTTCCGTTGGATAGACTCAGTAGAAGAAAAAGGTGATGACGCTCGCATCCATTTCGGAATCATTGCACAAGACTTACAGGCTGCATTTGCTGCTGAAGGTTTAGACGCTGGGCGTTACGCAATGTTTATCAGTAGTACATGGTGGGAAACTCAGACTGAAGTTGAAGCTGTAGAAGCTGTTGAAGGCGTAGAAGCTAAAGATGCCTACACCCGCACTGATACCTTCCAAACATTGGCAGACGCACCAGAAGGCGCTACAGAGCGTACTAGATTAGGTGTTCGTTATCCTGAACTACTAGCCTTCATCATCGCAGCAATTTAAAGGGAGCATAACAAATGGACTACCTAATCAATGCTTATGTAATTCTGACTTCTGTAGTCACTATTGCATCAATTATTGCGAACTACACTGACACTCCACGGGATGATGCTTGGGTGGCAAAGGCTTACAAGCTCATGGAAACTTTTGCATTCTTGAACAACAAGGCGAAACAAAAATGAATTGGACGATTGCACAGCTCGAACGAACAGTCGCTGACGGCGGCGTGACCATAGCGCACTGGAGAGCTTCAAAGACTGACGGTGATTACTCAGCCAGCTCATACGGCACTTGCTCTTTCACGCCTGACGAAGCTGCTGAAGACTTTGTGGCGTTTGAAGACCTGACCGAAGAAGTAGTACTGGGCTGGGTTCAGGCGACGATGGACGTTGAAGCTCTTGAAGCGAGTTTTGATGCTAGTATTGAGTTGCAGAAAAATCCGGTCAATGCTTCTGGGTTGCCGTGGTAAATGATTGAGGTCATGGCTGCACTGGCCGTTGCTAACTCTGCATTTAAAAGCGTCCAAACTTTGATGGGTCGCGGCGCAGAGCTTGAGCAGATGGCAGGGCAGTTAGGCAAATGGTACACAGCAGCAAGCGACATCAGGGCTGCTGGAGAATTGCAAAAGCCGAGCGCGTTTAGACGCTTGGTTGCTTCTGAGTCTGTCGAGACTGAGGCGTTAAATCAAATCATCGCCAAAAAGAAGTTGCTGGAGCATGAGCGTGAGCTGCGGTCGATGATCGTGATGCGGTTTGGGGTCGCAGAGTATCAAGAGATGATGCAGATGCGTAAGGACATTCGCGCTGCTAGAGAGCGTGATCTATACGCCAAGATGCGATTGAAGCAAAACATAATCGACGCTGCGACAATCGGCG